ATCATCTTCATCTACGCCTAGTTCATTTAAAATGTCTGACATATTTTGTTGGCAACTTCCATATTCCGTTTTCGTTAACAGGAATTCTCTCTGTAACTCCCCATTGATTCTTTCGGAACATACCCTTTACATCAGTAAATCCGCCTGCAGACTGTTTCCAAATTAGTAAATCATAGTTTTCCCAAAAAGATTCTTGATTTTTTGTCTTTGATCTTTTCATAAAAACCTCTACACCTTTGAGTGTAAGATTAAGCATTTCTTTCCTATCTAGTAAGTCCGCCTAGATTGCTTTGCTGGCCCACTAGGACTCGAACCTAGGACCTAGAAGTTAACAGCTTCCCGCTCTGCCTGCTGAGCTATGAGCCAAAGCAGAAACCGCAGTCTCTTGTATTATTATACAGCAAAAACTACGGCTCTGTCAACGATTTTATTTGGCTTTTTCTGTTATTTTAACTATATTAACCTTTTTAATTTCATCGTCTATATTAAATATATCCCCTACATAGTCCCTGGCATCAGTTTCATTAAAGGCCGTAACCTCTAATTCTACGTCCATTTTAACTTTGTAAGTGTTCATTGTCTAAGTATATCACTTAGCGGCTTTTTTATCTACTGCGGTAAATGCTGCATTAATTTCTGATACAGTCAATTTACCATCATCTAAGAAGCCACGAGCAAGTTTTTCAACTACTGTAGCAACTCCTAAAGTTCCTGCTAATATAACTGCTTTGTAGGTTTCAATTCCTACAATTGCTCCTGCTCCAATTACAGACAATCCAGATGCTGCAAATACAGCAATAATTCTAGCTAGAATATTATTGATGTTTGCAATTGCCCCTGAACCTACCTGCTTTGGCTCTTCAAGATATGCTTTAGCCATTATTCTTCATCCCATTCCTTATTTCTAATTGGATAAGTAACTCCCCATGCAATTAATGTACAAACAATTGCATATCCTACTACCGTTTTTGCAGAGCCATCCAGGACTACCCAGGCAATAAACATACCTAGAAGTGTCCAAAGTTGATCTATCATATCTTTGATTATTTTCTTTATCATGGTCTTCTTCTCCTTATTCCCTTGGAATCGCCTACGGCTCCTCCTCCACCTGATCCTCCAGAACTACTGCCTGTGGACCCTCCAGTGGTTCCTGTAGCGGCACCTACAGCATTTAATGCTGCACCTGTTGCTACAACTGTTGCTACAACCATCTCAGTTGCTTCTTTTCTTTCTTCATCAGTCATGTCAGCGCCTATGCTTCCAATAGCAGCAAGTGCTGCCTGTGGATCTGTAAATATTGCTTCTACCAATGCTCCTGGATCTGTAACTAATTCAATATTTGCTGCCACCTCAGCAGTAATAATTAAGACTTCGCCAGACTCTGATGTTCTAACTTCAATTGGAGTATCTGGTGGCAAATCTTTAAGTTCAACTCCAGCCGCTACAACTTGTGCTACTGAAATTGATTCTCCTGGTGCCAATGTTTCTACTAATGCTGCTACTACAACATCCTTTTGCTCTTCAGTTAATTCTTCTCCAGACTCTACGGCTTTCTTTATCTCTTCAACAACTTTTTCTTCTTCTTCTTTAATTGCCGCTAACTCTTCCGCAATTTTTTCTTCTTCTGCTGCTATACGCTCTGCTTCTGCTTCTGCTTCTTCAGCAATTCTTTTTTCTTCCGCTATACGCTCTGCTTCTATACGATCAGCCTCTGCCTTAGCCTCTGCTTCTGCTTTTTCTTCTGCTGCTTTAACTTCTGCTGCAATACGATCTGCTTCTTCTTTGGCTTCTGCTTCTGCTTTAATTCTTGCTGCTTCAATCTCCGCTGCTTCACGGTCAGCCTTTTCTTTTAGTTCCGCCTCTGCTTTAATTCTTGCTGCTTCTTTAGCTGCTTCTTCTGCAGCAATTCTATCAGCCTCTGCTTTTGCTGCTGCTGCTTGCTGTGCAATTAATGCTGCTGTTTCAGCCTCTATTCTTGCTGCTTCTGCTGCTTGCGCTGCTGCTTGCGCTGCGGTTGTTGCTGCAATTTGTGCTTCGGCTTGTGCCTGTGCTGCTGCTAACGCTGCAGCATTTGCTGCTGCCTGTGCTGCCTGTGCTGCTGCTAACGCTGCAACTTGTGCTGCAATTTCTGCTTCAGTTGGCCCAGTAGGTGCTACTGTAACTGGCCCTGGATCTGGATTTGTTGTTGTAACGGGTGTTGGGCTCGGCTCTGGTGAAGGTTCTGGTGTTGGTGTGGGAGTTGGTGTAGGGGTGGGCCCAGGTGTAGGTGAAGGTTCTGGTGTTGGTGTGGGAGTTGGTGTAGGTTCTGGTGTTGGCGTTGGTGTAGGCGTTGGTGTAGGTGTAGGAGTTGGTGCTACATATGTAGTACCAGTAACAACATTTGAATTTGCAGAGTAAAGGGCAAATGTGTCGTTATCTGATCTAATATGAAATGACCATACTGTTCCTGCAGGGCGAAGGCCGTCTAACAAGGAGTGATCAATTGTAATTGTTGTGTTTAAAGAATTTGGTCCGCCAACATTTCCAGTTGCAATTCCCCAGCCATTACACCCAGAACAATTAAAACTTATAGCATATCTTTCTGGCTGTGTGTTACCAGTATCTGGTGCTTGCCAGGATAGTACGGTTGATGTTTCATTGCTAGATATAGTTAAATTTCTTGGGGCTCCAATTGTTTTAACAACTGTTGGTGTCACAGATAAAGAGGCGTTAGTAAATATAGTTCCATAGCATCCAGCCCAATTTAATCCGTCTGTTCCGCTAATTGTTATTGTTACATTTTCATTTGGAGATGTGGTTGTTACTGTTAGCGTTTTATTAATTCCGCTAGTTGAATAGTTACCACTTGTTGAAATATTTTGATTAGAGTCTTGAAGTCTAATTGTTGCTTGTGCCCCAGGAACATCTGATCTGTTCCGAGCATTTACTGTAAATACTACAGATGAAGGTTGAGATATTACTACTACTTGTGTAACTGGCCTGTTTGTGCCGTATGACATAACTAAAGCATTCTCTTGCCAAACTCCAAGGCTTGGTCCAGAATCAGCGCAGGCATCATTATTATTTACAGTCCCAGTAATATTTGCTCCAGACCATCCCCCGCCAGTTGACGAGAAGGATCCGTTTATTAGTGTGTCTGCAGCATTAGCTTGGGAGGGACCAGCAAAAAGCCAACCCACTGAGAGTAGGAAGGCTGTAAATATCCTTAACTTTCTAGTCAACTAGAGATCTCCTAAGTAATGCAATATTTTTGCTTACTTAGTAAGTATAGCAGAATTTAGTTTAAGATAATGCGCCAGTCTTAGTTAAAAACAAACCATACTCATTATCATTGGTAAGGCCAGATGAGATAGCATTGTAAGCAGTTTCAGTATAATTTAAACACCAAACTTCTTTATCTACAGCAAAGTTTGGATAAGGAACACCTAGTGTTAACGTAAAGCTTGCATGCTCCCCAAAAGATTTAAATGTCCAAGACTGTGGAACACCTGCTGTTATAGCGTAATTCATGTAAGCATCTACTTGTGGAGTTCTTGCAATTGCAATTGATGCTCCCATTGTAGCGTGATTAAAGTATCCGTAGTCAAGGTTATAATTGCTTGCTTCTTGAAATGATTTTAATGGCAAGTATGCAGGAAGACCTGCAACTACAAGTCCATTTGTATACTCTGTCCAAGATGGAGTTCCTGGTGGATAGCCTGGATTTCCTGGATTAGTAGATCTTATAAATAGTTGTCCTGGATTTCCATAAGGGCTTCCTACTGGGATACTTACAATTCCGCCGATTGGATATGAAGCACCGTTGTTGTATTCGCCTAGGTAGTTTGGGTATTGACCATCTTGTCCTGCTGGGCCCGACCCGCCTGAAGAACTGAGTGATCCATCACCCATTAAAAATTGAGAGGAGTTTCCTGGAAAGGTTATGCCAGGTGTTGATGTAAATGTAAATGGCATATTAGCGCTCCAAAATTAATACTGCTACTGTTGATGTTCCAACTGCATAAATCTGATGATTAGGTGCTAAGTCTGCACTCCAAATTTGTCCAGCCGCTAATTTAATTCCGTAGTTAGATGATGTAACTGATGCGTTACCAATATAAATTGGGGCGGAAGCATCTGTGTTTTGTACTGATATAGTATTTGCAGTATCAATAGAGTCGTCAATTGTTAACTCTTGAGCTGTTGATGTTAAAGTTAAATTCCGTGTGCGTAGCATGTTTACTCCTAATGTTGGGGGATTCCCACATATAAATTATACCCTACTTGGGATTATCTGTCTTATAAAAGCCATCACCTTTAAACTGTATGCCAAAAGGAGTGAAGTGTCTTATCATTCCCGCTTCACATTCTACACAAGTGTATCCTGGATCTTCATCCATAATTGATCTATGAGTTGACATTGTTGGGTGTGCATCATCATATGAGCACTTGTATTCGTATACTGGCATTACCTATCCTTTAATTATAATGAGCAGTTTCGGGACATACTCAGGTCCATCCTGCGGGTAACGGCCCGCTATCTGCGACTTCCCAGTGACGGGGTGCAGATTTCTATTATACCTTACTTGATTTTAATTGCTTTAGGCTTTTTTTCTTCTGGAACAATGCGATCCACATTAATATGTAGCATGCCGTCTTTTAGCTCTGCACCAGATACTTCCATGTATTCACCTAGAGCAAAAGATCTGACGAACTTTCTACCAGCAATACCCTTGTGAACAATTTCTGCATCTGTAACCTCCACAATTTCACCCTTAATAATAAGCGTTCCATCTTCTACTGAAACACTGACATCTTCCTTGGCAAATCCTGCAATAGCAAGCGATAGCCTATATGTATCTTCATCTAATTTAAGAAGATCATATGGAGGATATGATTGAGAGTTGATTTTGTGTGCACTATTTAGACGGGCTAGGTCCCTGTTAAAGCCAATAAAAAAAGGATCATTAAATAGATCCATTGCGAATTGTGTTACCATTTTATTCCCCTTTCAAGCGAATAAATTAATATACGGACCCTCTATTGAGCAGTCCGTATACTATTATAGCATATTAGGTATTTATTCGTAAGACTTTTTTTGCCAGAATTGGCGCATGTAAGACCTGTTCATAACTGATCTAACTTTAAATGTGTCTTGTAGTTCCCGCTTTTTGCTAAAAGGAGGCAGAGATTCGTGCACCCAATCTTCTCTCTTAAAAGGAAATATTTGTGCAACTGGAGTTCCCTTTTCAATGATTCCTTCAAAGTCATCACGAAGCCACATGTTAAGCGCAAGTCTTGCGTGAACCTGGTCTGAATCTATTATTCCAGTCATGGTTAGGAATGGAAGCTCATATCTATTAAACGGGTGAGTTACCATAATGCTATATCCACTTGGAGTTTCAATTCTTGGGTAGGCAATCATTCTCCACACATACTCATTGTAACCGTGAGGAACTGGCATGCCTTGGGTTCTATGTAGAGGCTGATCCAAATCAAAAAGAACATCACCACCTGGAGGGGTTGATCCCCAATACGCCATAGTTCCTTGAGTTTCATTCTTAGATATTTTAATATCTTGTGGTGTAACAACCATGTATCCTGCGGTCAAAGAGTCTAAAAAGGGCATGCATTTTTTTACTGTAGCGGCATCTCTAGGGTCGCCCCATTTCATTGAAGGGTCTTCAGATGGAATTTTTTTAAACCACTCTGGTATATTTAATTTAGCTGGCATCGGAGGCTGTTCAATTTGATAAATATTTTCTTCAGCAGCATAAAATTTAATAGTTTTTTTGTTAAGCATATAAATAGTATATCATTTCTACTAAAATATTACAATAGTCTATTTGCCAGATTTTGCTCTTGCTTTTGCCAAAGATTGAAAGTCTTTAACCTTGGTATCTCCCAAATATCCCCAAGCATGTCCATCTGCAATCATCTGTTCGTTTATAGAAATCTTTTGATCGTCGACAAACAACCATCCAAGTATTCTTCCGTACTTTTCTGAAGAATCCATCTTTTCAGTTTTAATCCTTACATTCTTAGCATCTTTTAGTTTAGACTTAAGGTAATCTTTTGCTTCAAGTCCTAGCTTTTTTTCCGCTAAATCTTTTGTTCTAGACTCTGGTGTATCAATTCCAGCAAGCCTTACTCTTGAAGCAAATAATATATCAAAACCAAGGTCGATGAGGACATCAATTGTATCCCCATCAACTACGGCTTCTACTTTTTTAACGTAGTATTCGTACATTACTTCTTCTTTACTGCCGCCTTCTTTACAGGGGCCGCTTTCTTAGCAACAGGCTTACCAAATGCTGGTCTTCCAAATCCTACAATTCCTACAATCTGGCTTCTACGAAGCTTTGATCCGTTCTTCTTCTTGTAAGCACGATTCTTGAGGCAACATTCTCCGCCATTTCGTTGATCGCCTTTCTTATCTGCAGATGTATTTCCTTCTACAACATCTACTGTGCCGTCTGCATTTACTGCAGCAACAATTCCTACGTGAGAAATTCTATCGACTCCGTCTGATGGGAAATCAAAATAGGCAATATCTCCAACTTCTGGTGTTGCTACTTCTGCCATCTGCCAGGTTCCTGCTTTAATAAATGCTTGCGCTCCTGCTGGTGTATATACAGTGTTAGGAACTTTTACTCCTGCTTGATCTGCACACCACATAACGAATGATCCGCACCATGGCTGAAAGTTTGCCTTTGCGAACTTACCATACTTTGTTTCATTATCTTTTGGTCCTTCAATAGTTCCAACTTCTGCCAGTGCTACTTCCACTAGTCTTGCTGCTGATCCTTGTTCTGCTGCCATTTTATTTCTCCTTTATTTTAGTTGACTTGTTTATAGTATAGCATTTTTCTTATTTGAGCGGATGATGAGAATCGAACTCACCCCTTCTGCTTGGAAGGCAGAGGCACTACCAATATGCAACATCCGCATTGTGCCCTCGGCAGGAATCGAACCTGCGACGCAGACCTTAGAAGAGTCTCGCTCTATCCCCTGAGCTACGAAGGCATAGACTAATCATTTGGAATATCTTGATCCAGATCCATTTCGATCAATCCCATTTCTTTTGCAAGTTTTTGGCCTTCTGGGCTTAAGCTAATAATTGCTTCTAAATCTTCATTGTACTCAATATGGGCAAAACCTTTTTCATACAAATCCATTAAAGACTTATCTACATATTCTATATGTGATTGCCAAAGCTCGGGAGCTAATTCTTTTGCACTATCACTAATTGAATAAATTATTTCTCCGTTTTCATCAACACCTTCAAAACTTACGGCACCTATTTCTAAGTAGTATGCAAGCCTTGCATCATTTGCTTCGTCTTCTGTCATATTGTCTCCTGTGCAACAAGTAGGACTTGAACCTACGATTACCGAATTATGAGTTCGGGGCTTTAACCAACTAAGCTATTGTTGCCTAGTTGTCTATTATAACGTGCCGTCTTCATTTTTGTCAATAGTTTCTTCTACTATTTGCTGAACATAATCTGAAAAATGTTTTCTTATATTTCCCATTGGTCTGTTGCCAGCGAGTTTCCATATTCTTTTATATTCGATTACATTAGAAAATGTAGTCGGGCAAAGAACTATTCCATTATATTCTTTTAATACAGTGGGTAGTGGTACGTGTTTTCCACAGCACTTACATTCTTTTGCTTTTTCTTGATACGTGCTCATATTATTTGCATCCTGTCCATTGCGTCTTTTAAGTTTTCTGGCATTCTCGGAGCTCTAATCATATTATAAGAACTTGTTTCTCCGTCTGCCTCTGTTCCAAAATCATTGTCGTAACTCATTGACTCATAGGTATGTATATTAACTTCCTGATTAGAATCAAATTTGCTTCTGCTTATTGAATTATAAATTGATCCACAAACTGCGTCCGCTAAGTCCTTAGAGCCTTTTCTTGGGTGGTCAACTTTGTCCCTCATAATTCTAAGCTGGCATAGCTCGTCTATAAGCAATGGTATGTGTGGTCCGACTACTCTTTCTTCAGCAACAACCATTGCCATATCATCGTAATGCTTTTTAGCGACAGACAGAATTTCTGTATTGATGCCGTATTGTTTTAGTTGTTGCATCATATCATGTGAATTCCATCTGTCAAAGGTACATATACGAATTTTAAATCCTCGTGTTTTTAATGAAAGAATATAGTCTTTAACTTCTGTAAAGTCTACAGACTTATCTTTTGTTGGTGTCCAAAATCTTACTGCATCTATCTCAACAATTGGTGCAGGCTGTGAATAGGTATCTGTTACTTTTATGTTAACCCATTTGTTAACGTGAGCCATTGCAACTGCACAATGGTCATGTTTTTGAGCAAGGTCAACGTGTATAAAGTATTCTTTATCTGGATCTGGTATAAACCATTCTTCTAATCTACCAAAGTTATCTACTGCTAGGTGGGCTTTATTAAAAGCCTTCTCAACCTTTTCTCTTGATTTAAAGAATGCATCAACTGCATCAGGTGGCATACATGCAAAACGTGATAAAGCGTCCGTAGGGTTTGTAAAAAATGCAACCTTAAAGTCATCAATCTTTCTTACTGGATTAACTTCCCAAGTTGGTCTTTTTAAAGCGTATACTCTAGGAATTTTATATGAAAGGATATGGTCTTCCTCCCATTGAATCTCAAACTCATTTCCTACTGTTCCATCTGGTAGATCTTCATCCATCTTAAACCGATGATCACGAACAACTGTTTCAACGTCAGCTACGACGGCATTGTATCTTTGCTGAATATAATCGTTCTTGTATCTGGGGAATGAAAGCAAAATAACTTTGCCGAAGTCTGGAAAACGAGAGTCTACTGATGCACGATACATGTCATATATAGCCGCACCTGTTTTTGCTTGGTCGTGCCCTGTTGTATTTTCAATTGCAAAACCAGAAATCTCATCTAGGATAACAACGATAACGTTATATCCTTCCCAGGCTTCACGCTCTGAGTGGCCTGAGTGTACTGTTATTGCTTTATCAAACTTAACTTCTGCTGCTTTGTCTGTGTATCTTCCTGCAAACCAGGGGGACTTTTCAATTCTTGTTTTAAATCCTTTAAAGAATACGTTGCTTGCCTGCTGAGAGTTAATAGCAATATTAATGATATCAATGCTATCTCCTGGAGGCTTTCCGTAATATGTGGCTGGGTCTTTTAAGCACAATAGTAAATATACTATATAGGCAACTGCAATTGTTGAGCAATAATCTTTTCCTGAACCTTTGCCAAGCTGAGCAACTACTTCATTTGCAGTTTGCTTAAATCTTATTCTTCCTTCTTCTTCTCCAAATAATTTAATAAGAGTTGAGTCTTTATAAATTTGCGAGCTTTTTTCGATAAGCGTGTACTGATAGTCGGAAAGTTCTGGAAGCCCAAGGTATTCTGGACTTCTAACAAACGTTTTAAGATCGACTGGTTTCTCATCGAACTCCTCTCCATCAAGCATGTCGATAAGGTCGGTAAACTCAAACGACATCGGCTTCCTCTACTGGGACTGACTCGATTATTCCAGTTATTTGGGACAATCTCTTTGCAACTTCCATCTTACACTTAGGGCATGTTGATGTAGTTTCTTTTAAAATTTTAACAAGAATGTCTTGCTTGCGTTCTGTTTCTGCAATTTGAGATGCAATTTCATTATTTTCAAGGACGCCAATTGATTGAAGCATTGCAATTCTTTTAGTCTCTATGTCTGCAATAAGCTTTAGTGAACCAGATTTGACTGCTAACTGTCCAGATTGATCTGCATCTTCTACAGTCTTCCACGCTTCTTTGATAAGCATGGCATAGTGTTGATCCGCCCCTGAGATGGCTTCTCGGGCACGATCTCTGATGTTGCTATCATTATGGACAACGTCTTTCCAGTCGTCGATTAGCTCAAGGACTTCCTTGCGCTGTATTCCTGTAATTGTGGAAATCTGTGTGGGTGTGCTTCCTTTTAGAAGTTCTTCAACTACCCTATTCATTCTGTCAAAACGCTCTGACAATTCTATTTCGCTCATTAATACAGTATACTTTCAGTCGACTAAAATGTCAATCAGAATTAGCCCTGGCAATCTTATATAGGACTAAATATCCAATTAAATCATCAATATCATTGTCTCCAGCATATCCTTGGTTATTTTTTACCCTATTTAATTTATCATCAATACGAACTTTTAATTGCTCTGTTGAGTCCGCCGTTGAAAATATTCTTGCTGGCTCAAGGGCAGAGTTGCCGTACGAGATATTCTTTTCAATTAACATATGTGCAATTTCATGGCATGCTCCCCAGATCTTATTACCTGCTGGTGCACCCGTAGACTGAAGATATAAGTCACTACAATTAAAATTCTTTACATCTGGAAATACTGGTCTTAGCATTACCGCCTCCTAATTAATTGGAACTGCTCTAGATATCTCTGTATGGTCATAGCAGAGACTTTACATTCATCGGCAATTTCAGTTACCGTTTTCTTTTGAACCACATATCTTCTATGTAGCCAATCTTTACTTTGATATAACTTCATCGCTCTGTTAGTACTTTGTTAGCATAATGTGCAATACCAAAGCTATCTGCAACGTCAAAATCCACCACATTTAAATTATACTTCCTGTTAAAGTAGTCAGCAGTTCTCTGCTTTCTCATGTTCCTTAATTTGTTTTGATACCAAGAGTCGGCATAGCCTGGGTTAAGTGCTCTTATTGCCTGCTTCTCTTCTTTGGTTGGGTTCTTATTGCCTATGTATGCCTGCCAAGAGGATGGGGCTATTGTAATAACCTTTGCTCCAGTAGACATCAACTCTGCTATAACTACTCCATAAACATATGATAGTTTAATTACAGCATCTGCTGATTTTACAAACACAGCACCCTCAACAACAATATAGTCTGATTTTAACTCTTCAAGCATTGAATGCATTTTATTCTTTGCATCGTGTATCTTTTCATATATATCAAGGCCGTGCAGTTCAATCTTGCCCCACTTTAATGGGACATCATTTTCCATCAAACAAAAAGCAATAGAGTTTGTTGAAGCATCTATGCCAAGAACTCTATCTGCTTGTGTCTTTTTCAAACTAGCTAACGTCATCGATCATCCTAAATAATTTATTTTTAGTATCTATATTAATGCTTTTCTCACAAGTTGAGCATAGCATTGAATTGTTATACCTGCTTAACTGAGCTTTACATTTTGAGCAAGGCCTTTTAGCACCGCCCCTAATGGCTTTCTTTTCGTAATACTTTTCCATAATTCTTCTGTTGGTTGCAACACGGCAACACTCATCTGTACAGTATTTTTGATTGTGCGTCTTAGGCACAAAATCTTTTTTACATTCAGAGTTAGCGCAGATCATATATTAGATACCGAAAACAAATCAATTTCAACAGTGCCTACAGGTCCACCCTTTGCGTAGCACTCCTTCTTAACTGGGCAGTAAGTACAAGGCATCTTTGATTTAGTAGCACCTTCAGGTCTTTTTGGAAGATCCCCATCTTTAAAATTATCCCAGACTTCGCACATCCAGGCAAAGGTCTCTTCGATAATCCTTGTATTTTTTTCGTTCATAGAAATTGGAATAACTAAGATTTCTTGAGTATTCTTATTCTCATACAGGAAGAATCCTTCTTTAGCATTCTTCAGCTTCATGTAGGTAAGAAGTTGTAGCATGTGGTTGTCTGTAGGCTTCATCTCTGATTGTCTAGTGTCCCAAACCTCTTGCTTAGCCGTTTTAATTTCACCAATTACTGTTTCGCCATCATACTCCATAATAAGATCTATGAAGCCTCTGATTGGAGGATATTCATTAATAATCTCTTCTTCTTCCGCTCTCCACTCTGGCATGGTAGAAATAAGCTTCTGTAGTCGCTCATGCGCTTGTGTTCCCTGTGCCATATTAGCAACGGCAACGGCATCGTTATCATCAATAAAGACTGCGCCAGAGAATGCCATGTACCAATATCTAGGACACTTACCGTGACCATAGCCCAATGAACTTGGACTAAATGACTTCTTAGTCATCTCTCCGTCTGCTCGTTTAGTATTACGATATGACTCATCAAGCAACTGAGCAAACAACTCAGGATCAAAGAACTTTCCTGTGTGTTTTTTAAATTTAAGGTTCTTTACAATTTCTCTAGCCATTTATGAGTTATACCTAACGACATACTTAAGTGCATCTACAAGTTTGTCTATGGACTCCTTTACTGAATAATATACATTCTTCTTATTGTTATTTACTGTGCCCGCTTTATCCTTAGCAATAGTTGAATAGATAGAAGACATTACTGCAAACTTGGTTGACATTGCCTGTAGTTCCATAATGAGCATAGGGGCCTTTGCTGAAGGAACATCAGGGTTCATAAGAAGCTTTACAACAATTGCCAAAGCCTTATCTAAGTGCTCATCCTTCATAAACTCATGAAGGTCATTGAACTCTGTTATGTCGCTAATTAGCTCAAGAGTATTTTTATCTTGCGTCATTTTTAATATCCTTATCTAGTTTGTTTATAAATAAACCTAGTGGGTATCCCACTAAAAATCCTATCGCTATTCCGCAAATCAAAAACAATTCCATTATGAAAGCCTTCCAACTAAACCATACCCTAGCCACAATCCAAAGATTCCCATGAGTCCAGCAAATACTGGTGGCGCTGGTACTGGCAACTTAAACAAGGCAAAAACAATGCCTACTCCTGCGCCTGTAAGGGTTGTTAGAAATACTTCTTTAATCATGGTTCTCCTCATAAAACTGGATCAACTCTTCTAGAACTGACCACTCTATAATGCCTAGTCTAACCTTAGACTCTGCTCCTATAATAATCTTTAGTGCTGGATGCATATCTCTATTTACTTTAAAGGTATCTGTGCAAATTTTTGCCCAGTTATCTTTATTTAAAGTAAATGATGTTCCTGCTTCTTTATAATCAACAAGGAATTGCTTCCATTGAGCATCACCTTTTTGATAATCTCCTCTTCCGCTATTCTTTTGAGCCTTAGCCCCGTCACGTTTTACTTCTGATCTTTCTGACATTATCCCACCGAGTAAGAGTTTTTATGTCCGTCAGGGCATTCCCAAGATATAGTTGTTGTAGATACATCCCAAAAATACTCTGTAGAATCTTTGTCACACTTACTGCAAGGCTTTGCTCCGCCTATTCTTTCAAGCTCCGAAGGGAAGATGCGCTCTGGTTTATTAAGAAACTCATTAATGTTTGGCATTTATTTCTCCTATTAATTTGTCTACAACATCTTGATTTTCCTTTAAGTATGCTACAGCCTTTGCACGTCCTTGAAAACGTTCTCCATTTACTGTATACCATGCTCCACCTTTTTCTACTATGCCGCACATTTCTGCAACGTCTAAAGTTTCTCCGACACTGTCTACACCGAGAACACTCCCTTGGTAGTAGAAGTCGTATTGTCCCGATAAATTTGGGGGACCGAGTTTGTTGTAATCAATAATCCAATTGACTGGTCTGCCAACTCTTTGTTCAATAATCTTGTCACCAACCTTAACACCTGCTTTAATAGCATTAGCCTCAGCCTCTGAAGACCAGAGCTTGATAACGGTAGAGGAGAAGAACTTAACAGCCATTCCTCCCGTGGGTATGTGGCTAGCATGCATAGATCCAAATTGGTTTCTTTGTTGTGAAATGAGAACAAGTAATGTATTTTTGTTTGCATAGTTTAACATCTTGACTGCGTGGGTCATATCCTTTGCTTCAGCGCCGATTTGCTTTGTGTCTTGCAAATCCTTCATTTCATTTCCGTCTTTTTCAAAATAAATAGCAGGGAGTAATGCAGAGATAGAGTCTACAACAATAAGATCAACACCTGCATCCATTAACTTAGTAGCAACATCAACCATATCATTAACGGTTTTTGCAGGAGAGTAAATAAGGGAAGATGAATCTACTCCTAGTTGCTCGGCCCAAGACTGATCGTACGATGCTTCTGCATCAATCCAAGCACAAGTCTTACCTTCTTTTTGTGCAAGAGCGATCATCTGTAAGCAGAAAGAAGATTTACCAGCGGACTTGTTGCCCCATACAAGTACTTGTCTACCGTATCCTAACCCCCCACGTAATGCAAAGTTTAGTCCAATACTTGGAGTAAGTTGTTTTTCAACTTGTACATCCTGTGCAGATTGAACTCTTGCTCTTGTTTTAGGGTCTAGCTTTGCTAATATGTTATCGATATCTACGCTCATTTATACTCTCTCTTTTTTATAGTATAGCATTAAAATAAATTGCCGTGAAGCCTTGGTCGTTCTTTATTTTTATTAATTTTAGCCTCTAGTATCTCATCAAGGCTGTGTTGTACTTCATCTTTATTTCTTAAAGCAGCATAAATATCTAAAGTTCTAATTAATATATCTGCTATCTCTTCTACAATTTCTTCAGAGCCTTTATTTTTTCTAATAGCCTCTAATACCTCTGTAACTTCTGAATGTACTAAAGCAAGTTTGTTTCCTATTTTGTCATAAGAATACGGAGGCTCCCAAAACCCTTTTTCTTTTGCAGTTTCGTGCAATATGGCTGCTAAGGCGTCTAGTCCATATTCCGTAACTAAATTATTCGAAGTCATTAATTAGATCCTTGTTTTCTTGAGTTATATTTGCTTCTTCAATTAGATCTGCATTAAATTCAAAATCACCTGGGCGTGGAAGTCTAAAAATAAAAGATGGTCCATTCTCATCGTAATCTACAATGAGCTCTTTGTCTTTATTTTCCGCTCCCACCAATGTTTTTGTTTCTACTCTAACTTCACCAAGGGTCTCAAGAATTGCAACAAGAACCTTGCTTGCAGTTAGTGAAGCCTGTATTTGATTAATGTCGTGCTGCACTTCTTCTGTCATTTTATTTCCTTTACCATTAAAGTTCCATCATCTAAAGTAGATAGAACAACCTTACATTTCATTCCTTCTCGCATTTTAGCAAGGGACATTTTATACATTGTGGGGAAAGCAATTGCTCTAGTTAATTCTTTTTGTGCGTTTGAAAGAACTATATGGCTCATTGTTTTTCCAGCTTTTGTTACATACGGAGTAAAGTCTACTACAACATACTCGTCTTCGTCAAGATCATATTGCTTTTTATATAAGTAGTCTACAAATGAATTAGAACCAGAGGGATCCATATCGCTAACCTTTACATAACGAGCAATTCTATTATCACCTACAAGGATAAAATACATTTGTCCTGTCTCTATTTGAGTCTGCTCCGTATGGAATAGACCAATAGATCCAGTTTCATCTACTAATTCTATACGTGCCCAACCATTACCACGCTTAATTGATTTAACCATACCAAACATAACAAATGATCCTAGGTCTTCAAACTCTTCAATAGGTCTTGCCTGTGATTTAATGCGTGGTGGAATTCCCTCTAGGTTAAATGTAGGTATACCTAGATACTCGTAGTAACTATCCTTTTCATTTCCGCTTCTAGGATTGTCTGGGAATGCCGCTCCACCGATTGCATTTAAAGCAGAGATAGCACGGCTATTTATTCCGCTACCTTTTTTAGAAGCCTTGTCAATAAACTCTGAGTAAGAAGCAAACGGTCTCTGGTCAATAATTTTGTTTGCAATACTATCTGAAATAAACTTTACTTCTCCGAGACCAAATCTAATCGAGTCTTCCTTTAAAGAAAAGAATACATCAGACTCGTTGATATGTGGAAGCTTAATACTTAACTTTAATCTCTTAGCCTCAATCAGATACTCTGTTCTTTTGTCCTTGTCAT